GCAATATGATCTGCGACTGTCTCAGTGTTAGGATCAGCTATATCAGCATCTTTCTCTGATTCATCTTTATATACTTTATTAGTTCTAGTATTTCTTAAAACTATTGTTGTTGTACAATCAATTTTTAATATATCATCCATTCTGTTGTGACCTGTCTATTAAAGCATAACTTATCAGGCCTTGTATCTTACTACTACCTGTAGCTGCTTGCACAGTTATAGCATCTCCTGCTTCTAAATTCAAGCCTTGAGGTGAGGCATTTACTTGTGTCTTAGCCGCTACGTCATCTCTAAAAAATTCATACTCAGTGCTAGAATCTGATGAGTCAACAAAATTCATGTTTACTAAAATAGCTGATGACGCATCATTGTTAACACAATAGACACTTTTAACTATGATTGCTCCAGTAGTAGGACAAGTAAGCACCGTAGCTTTACTTGTATCAGCTTGTTTAAAACCTTGATTTTTATATTGTATTGTCATGATAAAAAATAATTAAAAGCATCCTGTTCGTTTTTTAAATCTTCTTGAAAAGCAAAATTTAGTTGTTGTTTCATAGTTGTCATAGACTCAATAATTTGTCTTTGATTTTCTACATCATAATCTTGTTTTGGTTCTGGTATATAATTAGTTAACTTAGCCATTATCTTCTACCGTCTGGTTGAGCATCCATTCTAAAACTACCATAACGCCATGTTTGTCCTGCAGCATCATTTTCTACTTTTAATGATAGTAATCTTCCTCGTGCTCTAGTGTCTACTTTTTCTGTAGTGCTGGTTATTGTAAAAGGTCCAAGTGGTGACCCTGTTTGAATATCAGAAGGAAAATCCGAAATAAACAAAGTTACTTTTGAATCACCAACTAAAAATTTATAGTCAGGCATAAATCTTCTCATAGACATAAATAATTCTCCATCATCTATATCAAAGTCTCCTGATCTAATAAATGCTGCAATTGCTGTAGTTCCTGAACTATTAACTTGATCAGTTCCTATTTCATGAGCGTAATATATTGATGCTCCGTATTTATTTGTAATGCCGGATATTTCAGAAAAAACTGGAGTGCTTGTTGTTTCATAATCTGTTGCATAAGGTAAATTAAAAACACCTTGATCTTGATAAGTAGTTCTGTCTAAAGAACTAGTGGTCCAACAATTTTCTTGATAATTATAAGTTACACATCGATCTATTTGTAAAGATCCTGCTTTAGGATAAAACCAATTTACCTCTGTGTATAAAGTGTTGGGTGCTGAAAAAACTGTAGCAGCTGCATCGTAGTTAATTCCTAAATCTCCATTACGTGTAGTAAATACAAAATCTTCTACAAGACATGGTAAAGCTTTAACTGTACCATCGTACATAAAAAATCCACCTTCACCCGACATCCAATATACCGCGCCATTAACATAACTAGCTGCATGTTGAGCAATGCATCCACAATTAGTTCCAACTTGTCTAACACTAAATGTAAATGGTGGACCAACAAATTGAATAACATAAGCGGCTAAGTCAGTTAATACAAATACATAATCTTTACCTTGTAAAGCTGCAGTAATTTTATTTCCCGTATCTAATCTAAATGTTCCGGCAGTATTGGTAGCTTTGGGTAAATAAGTGTTAAGGTCTTCCTGATTAGAAAATCTTACAAACATTGGATCTTGTGTTGATGAATTACCAATCGTTGTTTCTGTTCCAAAATGGAATAAATGTCTGTCTCTATCTGAAACCAATGTAAATCTAGTTGCAGTTGGATTTGCAGAAGTAGAAAAACCAGATGTTGATTGTGAAGCTCTAATTGTTCGTGGATTAGTTGCTCCTGCATCCCACGTAAAAGTTTTGCCATTAAATACTGTTGCAACCAATACTTCTCCAAAATTATCTAAAGACCAATTACCAGGATCTAAAATTACATTACTTGTTCCACGTTCCGTTCCCCATGTAGAATCGCCCCACAAGTACGTGCTCCAACCATAACCTTTTGTTTGAAATGTTGGTCCTACTTCGACGTATGGATTAATACTTGCTGATCCTGAAGCAGAGGCAGCGCCCGAGGCATTAACTCTCATTTGAATTGTAAATGTATTATTGTTAGGTACAGTTAATACTTCAAAAGCCCCTGTAGTAAAATCTGATGCTACATATCCTGTAGGTGGAGTTACAGATGTAAACGTTACGTATCTTCCGACTTCTAATCCATGACTTGTTTTATTGACTGTTACATTATTTTGACTAGAAAAAGTATCAAATGTAGCTCCAGTAATAGCCGTGTCTAAAGGAGTAATATCGTAAAAAGCTTCCCCGTAATATAAAAATAAACCTTGAGATGTTCCAATAGCCGTATATCGTTCACCTTTTAAACTAGTAAACGCTAATTGAGCTCTAGCTACACCAGGCAAAGTTTCATTGGCTTGTGTAAGTTGTGTCCAACCGCCTATTTTTTCTGGTGCTGTATATCTAAAACGTACAAAATCGCCGTCTACCCATTGTCCTGGAAGAGCTGAGGGTACGCTTTGTTTATTAAAACCTGCTGCAAATTTGACTTTTTTAAGTGCCATAGCCTCAAATATATAGGTTTATGTGGAGGTTGCAACCTAAACTAACTAGGTTACATATATGTTCCAAGCCACAGATATACGTTTTTTAACGCTATCTTTTATTTGTTTGTGTATACCATGTTTGAGTATAGATGGCCATATTAAAACGTCGTCTTCTTCTGCAGTGTAACTATAGGCAGGTAAAATCCAAGAATTTAAAGAGTTTTTTTGATTTAACATTTGTTTATATAATTTAGGTTTAAGCACTCTAGCAAATGTAGCATTTCCTTCTGAAGGATTAGTAAACAAAGTAGACAAATGTTTTGCTGAATCAAAAAATATATAATGTGAACCTACAAAATCTGCATGAACATGAACATGTGGATCCATGTAATTATTTTTATCTACTACAGAATAATTTATAATTTTAATAGTTATATTTCCTTGAATGCCCAAAGAAGAAACATATTGTTTTGACATGTCTAAATATATTTTTTCTAAAAGCTTGTAGTTAGGTGTTTTAAAAAAAGTATTATGTTCGTCATCAACACTATGATGAAGGTGACTATTGGGTTCCCATTCGTTTCTTTCTTTGTCTAACTTATAATTATTAAGAATAGTATTAACGATTTCTTTTTTGTTATAGTCTTTAGGATTGACTTTGTATTTTACAATTGGAAAACCAAACAATCTATCCATTAATAAGTTGTTTGGGAAAAGCTTGAAGATTAAAATGAATAAATCTAAATGGAGTTTTACCTGAATCAACTACAAAACTATGAGGTAAATATCCATTAAATATAACCATGTCTCCTGGTTCTGGTTTGTATTGTATTGTAGATATAGCATCTGTCATTTGGTTTTTGTCTTTTTCTTTTAGCTTTGTCATTAAAGCGCCAGGTCTGGGATCGTGAAATAAAGGAAATGAAGAATCTTTACCACACTTTAAAAAATAAAAACCAGATACATGTTGATTATAATGAACGTGAGTTTCATGAGCTCCTCCACCTTTTTCAGTAAACTCTTGAACCCACAGTTCAGTAAACATCATAGTATACGCACTCATATCAAAACCTTGATTATCTAAATACCATAAAGCATTGTTTCCTACAGCATCGGTTAGTGGTTTAAAATTATTGTCCATAGTTAAACTTGTTGAATGATTAACTTCTCCAAACTTATTACCAGTTTCTTTTTTTGCTTTTTTAATGTAAGCATCACAATGTTTATTGAGATATAATAACTCTGGATAATTTTTATGCCAGATTGAAGATGAAAAAATTTTTATTTGTTTATAGTTATTGTCCATTCTAATTCCTTTAGTAAGTCTTTCATATCAACTATTTTAAGTTTTTTATTTTTAACATATTGAATTAATTCTTCAACATCTAATACAACATATTTATCTTTATATTCAAACACCATTTTATCGGCTCTTTTTTTAAAATCTCCTTTTTTACCTATAACACCTTTTATTTTCTGTATAGGTTTTAAATCAAATTTAAAAGGTTGATTTGTTCTATCTTTTATAATTCCTTCTATGTCCCATCCCAAATGTGGAGTTTTAGGTTTTTTTATATCAATTAAATAATCTTTAAAATCCATAACCAAAAGATAAACTTATTCTTGGATCTAGTCCAATACCTTGATGAATCTCTCCTCTTTTATAAGATATTAAATCTCCTGGATTAAGAATATGAATGCCATCTGCATCTCTAAAACAAGTTTGTCCTAAAACACTTAGTATTGCAACTTCATAGTCGTCTACATGAGTTGCACCACTTGAACCTGGTGCAAACGCTAAAAACATATCTAGATCCCAATGATTATTTACTTTTAAATCTTTTTTTATTTTATCACAAAATTCGTGAAAGATAGGGTGTTGATGTATATGTTTTATTTGAAATACTTCATTTAGTATTTTTCCTTCTTTGTAATCGCTTTTGTAATAACTTGTTACATTTAAGTTGATTAATATTTCAGGTAAAATATTAAATGTTATAGGTCTGTCAAACTTATAGTAATTTCTAATTATCTTGCTCATTTTTAAAAAAACTAGGAAGACCTAAATAAGGTCTTGTATCGTATAATAAATTTGTATTTTTATCTTTAGTATAGTGTAAAAACAATTGTACACATTTTTCACCTTTAAAAGGCTCTCTCCAATGTTCTAATGTACACCCTTGATACATTAAAAGATCGCCAGGTTTTAAAATTATTTCTTTACCTTTTTTATTTTTTTTACCTGATGGCTCTATAAATATAGGCCAAGAATCTCCTCCTACATTAAGCGTAGCAGAAACAGCGCAACTTGGTCTGTCTGTATGACGTCTTAGTTCATTACCTCTTCTATAATTTCTAGAATAAGAATACGTAGGAATTAATTTTAATTTAGTTTGTTTTTCAATAACCTGTTGTAATCTTAATAAAATAGTATCTCCTACAGGGTCTCCATATAAACACATACCACTATCAGGTACCTGAGGGTCCCCAATAATTCCAAACCCTGTTTCAAAAGGTGATATGTATTTTTCATTTAAAAGTTTTATTAAAACTTCTTCTTTCATCAATAAATAATTATATAAGAAATCAATTAAATCTTTATCTAAAGAATTTTTTATAACTTTAATTTTATTTTTTTTATAATTTAACTTTTTCATTAACTATATTTTTATGCTTTAATAGAGGAACATCTTTATATTTTAATTTTAAATCGGAGTCAAAGTAATGATTCATCATGTGTTTAAAAGTGTCTGGAACAAATTTATATTGTTGTTTTATGTCTGTGTTATCTTTGTAAAAACCTATTCCATACAATACTTGGATAAAGTTTTTAGACCAAAAAAGTTTATAATCACCCCCTTCAATATCTTGATCAATAGGTAATCTTCTTTTTGCTATAGACAATAATTTTTTTAGACTAGGTGGGGCATTGTTTGCAGTATAACTTTTCCAAAATTTATTATTTTTATCGTGCGGTAGATAATGTAAAAATACAAAATCTCTTATATTATTCATAATCCCTTCAACTCTATTATTATATTCTTTTCTTATACTTTCAGAATTACTTTGCAAATCGTGCATTAATAAAAAAGTTTGTTGTATTGTAGTGCCTATGGACGTAGCTTCAAGGGGTTCAATAAAGTTACCTGCTAACCCAATAGCTACACAGTTTTTAATCCAAACTTTATCTAATCTACCTGGATCAAACTTTATATGTTTTCCTATTGTTACTTCATGACCTATATCTTTTTCTATTTCTGCCTTAGCCTTGTCAACTGTAATAGACTTATCAGAAAATATATAACCATTACCATGTCTTCCTTGTACTGGTATTTTAAATCTCCACCCATGATCTAACGCTTTAGCTAATGTCCATATGTTATAGTTATCCTCATCGGGTGTTTGAAAAGTTATGGCTGAATTTACTTTTAAATATTTTTTATAAGATACCCATTTAGCCCCTAACTTATTTATTAGGACTCTTTTAAATCCCGTACAATCTATAAAAAAATCTGCTTTATATTCTTTGTTTTTACTTTTTATTAAATTAATACCTTTTTTGTTCACTTTTACTTCAGTGATAATATCATCTATTACTGTGATACCTCGTTGTTTAGATGTCTTTTCAAGAAAAATATTTAATTTATGTGTATCAAAATGATATTGATTAGGTGCAAAATTAAAAGGCATCATATTTTTATAAAAAAAACTATGGTTTAATTTTTTATTTTCTAATATTAATTTTAAATAACCAATCTGTTCTTGTCCTTTTTTTATTTCAAAATCAGGATCTAAACTATGAAAGTATTTTTGACATCCCCAGTTTTCAAACATAACGCCAAACTTAAAAGTAGCTCCACATTCTTTTACCATTAACTCTGGGTCTAAATTTATAAAATTTAGAAAATCACTCCAATGTTCAGTTGAACCCTCTCCAACTCCTATGATTCCTATGTCTTTAGATTTAATTACTTTTATATTTATAGTTTCTCTAAATTTTTCTTTTAATATTAAAGCAGTTACATAACCTGCTGTGCCACCTCCTAAAATAATTATTTCCATGGTTCTCCTAACGTCCATATAACTAAACTATATCTAGTTCCACTTAACACAGGAGTTACTCGATGATAAACATAAGAAGGAAAAACAATAACACTACCTTGTTTTCTTGTAAAATTACAAAACTCATTTTTTGGATTTTCATAATCTCTATATTGAAATTCTAAATTACCGCCTTTATATTCAGTGCCGTCATTTAATGCACAAGTTACAGATAATTTTCTGACACAATTAGATTCTTTATTTTTTTCGTCCCATTCATCTTTGTGCCATCCATAATATTGATTGTTTGAATATTTTGTAAATTGCATATTTTCTTGACTATTAAAAGTATAATTCCATTCAGCTTTTTGATTTGCTAATTTAATAAAAGGTAATATTTCTTTATATATCCAAGGATCATCTAACCACGCAACTTTTGAATCTCTTATTTGTAAATTAACATTACCTGTTGTTTTACCTACAGCACCCAATAAATGTTTTTGTTGATTCCCATATTCTATTACTTCATTACAAAATTTTTTAGATAAAACACTTTCAAATGCCCACCATGAATTTTTATTAGATAACATATCAACCTTTATTAAAAAACATTACTATTTTTGTGCTTTCTTCTAAATTAAAATCATAACAAGTAGAATGATATCTTCGACCAGAATACAAAAGTAATCTGTTAGGATATGCACCTACTTCCATGTAAGGAGCTCTATGAAATTGATGTTCATAAAAAGCTGTTCCATTATTTACAGATTCATCTAAAGGTAAAACGCATGCAAAGTCCATGTTATCTTGATGAACAAGTCCGTATTTACCATTTCCTTGAGGACTCTTTTTTAATTCTTTACCAATTAATTTTCTAGCAAAACAATTAAAATCTTTTATTTCACAACCTAAAAGATCTCTTAACTTTAAAAGTATAAATCTATCGTATTTAGTCCATCTATATTCATGAGAAGGATATGCTTCTAATCTATTATAATATAAAGTTTGAGACGGTTGATAACATGCACTAAAGTTAACTTGTTTTAAATTAAAATATGTGTCTTTATATATTTCATCAGTAAAAAATTTATCTTCTATATGTATAGCGCCCCTTTGTATGGCTTCATGTAACTGCATTATAATTTTTCATAGTTAGTAATTAATAATTGTCTATTAATATTATCGTCATAGTTTTTATCTGTGAAATAATTTAAATCACTGTTAAATACAAATATCTCTCCTGGTTCCATTTCTAAAACAGAAAAGTCATTTTCTTGTTTGTAAGTTGGGTGCTCTAATATAAGTCTACCAGTGCCTTTAACAACAAATATAGATGTATAATGAGGTGATCGTTTATAATCATAATGATTTATATGATTTCTTTTATATGAAGATTCTAAATATCCATTTACTTGCGCTAAACGATTTATAACATCTAGTGCAATAAAGTTATTAATTTGTCCTATTTTTTCTCTAATATAATTTTCAATCCAATCTATATGTTGGTTTGGAGTTTTTATTATGATGTCTCTGTAATTATTATCTGAGGTAAATTTAAAATTAATATAAGTATTTAAAATAAAAGCAGAAAGTTTGTCATTATCCATTTTAGAGGCTTTAAATGGAAATTTAAAATTAAATAGATCTTTACTAATTAAATTATATTTCATACCTTTTTCTTTCTTATATATTGATTATTTAAATAATCAATTACTCTGTACTATATGGACGCCACTCTTGATTATCTTCATCCCAATGTTGTTCAGGAAGATTATCAGGGTTTGCAACGGGTGCTTCCCAATCTGTTCCATCAGCTTTTAAAGTCCAACTTGTATAAGGTTTTGGTCTTAAAAACTTACCTGTTTCACTGTTATAAGTAGATCCTATTCTAATATGCAATTCAGCTTCCTGATCACTTTCAGGGTGAGCAATCCAATTTTCTTTTAACCAACCTGTTGACTTTTCTAATTTAGTTCTAATGTCTAAATCATTATCACCTTCGCCTACAACTGATGTAAGAACTGTGTTTGTATCAGGGTCCATTTTTGCGTAGTGTTTAATCATTATTGATATTTATACCTTATAATAACTGTTCCAGAGCCACCTGATGTAGGTGCAGGAAATACAGGATAACTAGCATTACCGCCGCCTCCGCCTCCGCCTCGCCCAGCCGTTCCCGCGCTCCCGCCAGACAAACTACTTCCTCCTCCTGCTCCCGATGTAGCAGGAGCGGGGCCTCCCGCAAGTTTTGCAGGCGTTCCTGGTTGAGTTTGAAATTGAGGTGCACCAGCTGCTCCAGCTCCAAAAATTGTGCTTGTACCGTTAATATTGAAAGTTCCGCCGTTTCCGCCGTCTCCTCCTTGACCATTGTGCCCACCAGAAGCTGCTTGACCAGTTCCAGTTAAGCCTCCTCCGCCAGCGCCACCAAAGTTACCGTGAATACCATTTCCAATTGGTCCGCCACCGTTACTTCCTTCAGGTGGACTAAAGCCTCCTTCATTTCCAGATCCTGATCCGGCTCTGTGGCCTCCGCCACCTCCCGATCCTCCAGGGAATGCTCCGTGACCGCCGTTTCCGCCGCCACCTTCTCCGCCTCCAGTCGTACTAATTCCACCAAAACTTGAAGGGCCTCCTCTAGTTCCTGATGGAGAACCTACTACGATTGGATAAGTTCCTGGAGATGCTGAAACTTGCACTCCAGCTGTTGCGCCTGTTCCTGATGACTCAGATGCTTGAGTATAAGTTCTATTAGAAGATCTCGTTCCGCCTCCGCCGCCGCCAGAATTTCCTGGGCCATTTCCGCCAGAAGCAACGACTAAATAATCTACGTAAGATCCATCTCCACCACAGCCTGTTGGAAAACCAGCAGAAGAAACTACAAAACATCCTGATGATGTAAATGTATGGATTTTATAGTCACCGTCAGTAGTTTCTGTTCCACCCGTAGCTACAATAAATAAACTTCCTGAATCACTTGTTTGACCAAATCCTTTTGATGATCCTGCTCCGAATGTTCCTAATAGTGGCATAATCTTTCTCCTCCTAATTTATTATGCAAACTGTGTTTGAGACGCTAATACTGTAAACGCCGCTGAACCAGTTTTAATAACAGTGTATGAATAAACATCTAATGAACTTGCATTACCAGAAGTTGGCGCAGATCCACCTTGATATTCTGGAGTAACACTTGATCCATCAATTTGAACTGCAGAATTGTAATAAGGTGTACTACCTTGTTTTACAATGTGAGCTATAGTAATTGATTCACCTGTATCCATAATTGAATCTAAAGATGTTGATCCATCTCCTCTAATATTTAGAGTCCAGTTAGCTGCAGCGTCTGACGTAAAATTTAAAACTGCTTGAGTAAGTACGTCGTAAGCAATAGTGCCTGTAGCTGCTGTAGCTGCAGTTGTAACTTTTTCTGCAACACTTTGAATTTTACCTTGGCCATTGAAAGTTGCTCTTCCATAACCTTTTGGTGTAATGTTTAAATCTATATTAGAATCTCCACCAGTAGCAGATATTGCTGGAGCATTACCTGTAGCCGCGTTACCTATTGTAAATTCGTTAACCGCAGAACCCGTTGTTGAAAATTTAATTTGTTCATTTGAGTTTTCATCTAAAATAGCTTTTGTATTATCAATAATAATATTTTGTGCGTTAGTGTCTAAGTTTGCTGAAAGTTGTGGTGAGAAGTCAGATGATAATTCAGTGAACGCTGTATCAACTACATTTGTACCATCTGAGTAAACCATTTTTGTGCCTTTGTCAGCTGCTGCCCAAGTTACTCCAGTTCCTGAAGAAGTTTTAAACGTTACTGTGTGAGCACCTGTAGTTGCATTATCAACTACAAAAGTTTTTTCAATCGAATCAGGAATAGTTACGTTAACTGCTCCTCCGATTGTTCCTGTTAATTTTAAAACAGCGTTTTTACCATTAGATAAAGCACCGTTTGAAAAAGTTAAAGTTGCACCTGATGTGATACCTACGGCATCATAACCACCAATTGCTTGTTCTAAAATTAATAAGTTTGTATTTGTAATTTGTCCCCAAGTTCCTGAGTTTTCTCCAGTAGCTTGAACTGTAAGTTTTAAACTTGCTGATGTCGAATTCGCCATATTTTTATTCTCCGATTTTCTTAATTTATTAAAAATTTTTTATAGTGTCAAACTATAATTATGCAGCGTTTGTATCGACTTCCTGCCATCCTGGAGGATCAACTGGTGCTGTGCCAGTGTTGACTTCGTTCCAAATCAATACATTTGTAGCTGTACCTAAGCTAAAAGTCAAGGCATTTCCTGAAGGAAATACTTTGGTTTCAGTAATAATTTCTGCTACTGAATTTAATTGAGCTGTTAAAGCAAATCCTGTAACATCTACTGGCGTATTTAAATCAACAGTCTCTTGACCTAATGTCATAGTCATGGTCTGACCGTAATTAGGATCAGCTATGAATTGACCATTATTCCATCTTGAATTACCCCAAGTAGCATCTCCCCAAGCCATGGTAGTATCACCGGCTCCAGTATTTGCATCTCCAGTAATGTCAAAATTGTTTTGACCTGGTTGAGCCAAACTTATTGACATTTGTTGACCAGTAACCACTGCATCAGGTGCTGGATCTACACCAGAGAAATTTTCTGACATAGCCATTGCTAAGAGTTCTGTTTGACCATTACCCCAAGCTAATGTTCCCCAAGTAGATTTATATCCCCAGTATCCAGGTATCTTAGATGTTATTTCTGCAATAGTGATGTTATCTCCAACTGCCGTGCCTAAACCAGCGGACATTGCAATGCCTGTAGGTTGTGCAAATGCAGGATCAAATGTTTGATTCATGGTCATTGGCAGACCACTTGGTTCTGCAACAAAAGAAGCGAATGCTTCTGTGCTAGTTGGTGTTGCTGCTGTTAAAGGATTACCTGAAAGAGTTAAACTTGAATCTCCATTTATAGAAATACCACCAGAGCCTTCGGCCATCGTCATTGCGATACCAGTGACTTGATGTACATTTCCTGATTCGCCCCAGGTTTCTATACCCCAAGCATCAGAACTCCATCCTTGATTAATTTCGTTTGTGATTGTAATGCCGCTGTTGTTAAGCGACATATCCATGTTTTGACCGCCACCCCAGAAGTAAGTACCCCAAGTGTCTCTTCCCCATAAGGTATCGTTAGGATTTGAAACATCGACAAATGCATTGCCGAGTTCCCCCCATTTAAGAAAGCCCCAGGTTTGATTTCCCCATGCCATAGGAGTCTACCTCCTATTAGCCCGATATTCTTAGTATCGCTGCTGTTGATGTTGGCGCTGGAAACTGAATTGTGAAAGTTCCTGATGTAGCTGTTTTGTCTGCTCCAAAATCTAAAACAC